GCGCACGGGACAGGGCGGTCTCGAGGGCCGACTGCTCAGCCTGCTTGCGCGGGGTGTCGAAGACCCGGGTCATGATCTCGTCCAGCTTCACGCTGGAGGGGTCGGTCTTGTACGCCTGCACCAGCAACTCGTGTGCCTTGGCCGCGTTGTCGAAGACCTGCGGAGCCAGTGTGGCGTTGGCGAGCTTGGAGGCCAGCAGGGGAGCAGAGGCCATCAGCTCAGCCCGGGCCCCCTCGCTGCCCATCGCGGCGAGGTAGGTGTTGCCGATGACGTGCTGGCCCATCTCCGGGCCCAGCTTGCGGGCCTCGGTGAAGATCTCAGCGAGAGCGCGGGCGCCGCGGCCACCCATGTGGGAGGTCAGTGAGCCGGTGAAGTTCATCGCGTCGACCAGCGACTCAGAGTGGTCGAAGGTCGTCTTGGCGAGCTGCTCGATCCGGGTGGCGTGAGCCTGCGGGCTGTTCGGCTTGAACAGCGAGCCGGTGCGTCCGACCCGCTCCCCAGCGTTGAACGCCTCGGTGACGTCTCGAGCGTCCGCGAGGGTCGAGAGGGTCTTGGCGGCGCGGGCCGCCTTGACCGGCCCGGCCACCGGGACACCGAGGAAACCGGCCGAGATGTCGGTGGCGGCACCCATGACGTCGCCGTACCACGTCTTGTGGGCCAGGGCCTGCGTGTCCTTCACGCCCTGCGGCGTGAACGTCGAGATGCCCGTCGGGGTCATCCCGTTGGCGAGCGAGGCTCCGACGATCTGCCCGGCCGTGACGTGCTGGTCAGTGCCCCACGAGTCCCAGCCCCGCTTCCAGCCGTCGAAGAAGGAGGTGTCGACGTCGCTGTCATCCTCGGCCTGAGCGGCGTTGAAGAACGAGTCGGCCGTGCGGTTGCCGAAGTCGAGGACGAACTTCAGGGGAGCGAAGTCGTCGGCGGCTGCGCCGATGGCTGAGCCAGCGACATGCAGGCCGGGGATCGTGTTGATGACCGAGCCGATCCGGTCCATCGCGGTGGCGTCGGAGGAGAAGACATCCTTGGTCGGGGCCGCGTTCGGGTCGTAGTTCCCGGGGCCCCATGCGGCGGACGTGTACGCGCCGAGAACCGGCACCGAGTTGACGACATCTTTCAGCCATCCAGCGAAGCTGTCACCCTCGGCCATGCGGTGCTCCTGTCAGAGGTTGGCGAGCAGGAAGCGAACTTGATCGCGGAAATCCTGCGAAGCGTGCGGGTCGTCCGCCTTGCGGATGAGCCACGGGACCAGCGGACCGAGGCGACCCTTGAGGTCGTCGGAGAACTGGCTGGGCTGGGGCAGCCCGAGGGCCGAAGCGCCGGGTCCGGCCCCTGCGTCGGCACCAGACGTCACGGGGACGTCCGGCATCTGCGACTCGGCACCGAGCGCCACTGGGGGCTGGGCCTGCTGGGCAGCCGTCGGGCTGGCCGACTGGGCTGCGGGAGCGCCCATCGCGGCGCCACCCTGGATGGCTCGGAAGTCGGCGTTCTCGCCGTACTTCGCGTTGGACAGGTCGGCCACGTTGGGCCGACCGTCCGTGCGCTGGGAGTGGGCGCCGGGGCCGCTGACTGCGGCCGGCTGGCTCGGCTGGCGGTAGCCGCCGTGACCGTTTGCCATCAGTCCTCCTCGGGGGCCTTGACGCCGAAGATCCCGACGAGCTCGCGGACCGTCTTCACGGCGAGCTTCTGGAGGTCCTTGGCGTTGGCGTCTTCATCCTCGACTGCGACCTGCACGTCAGCGACTGCGATCTGAACCTGAGCCATGTCATCCTGCCGTCGGGTTGGACCGCATCACGGATGCGGCGAGGTTGGGAGCGCCTCGGGACGTGAGGCCGGCGATGAGCCCCTGGAGGCTGGGCCGGCCGTTGGCGTCGGGCTGGCCGGTCGCCGGGTTGATCGCCTGCTGCTGCTGACCGAGGGCGGCTGCCATGCCGTCTGGAGCTCCGCCGCCAGCGGCGGCCATCATGGCTGCCATCGGGTCCTGCGGGGGCGCGGCCTGTGCCGGCTGCGGAGGCGGCGGGGCGAAGACCTTCGCCACGACCTCCTCGATCGGCTTGCCTTCCTTGATCCCCGAGACGATCGCACCGAGTTGGGCAACCGCCTGCGACGGGTCCTGCTGGTTCGACAGCATCTGTGGGATGGCCTGCGAGTAGGCCATCACCGCCTGGAGCAGGGCGTTGCGGGACTGCTCGAGCTGGATGCGCGAGTTCTCCTCGGCGAGGTTCAGCTTGATCGGCAAGTTCCGCGCCGCGGTGTCGTTGGAGATGAGCCCAGCAGCCTGCGCCTGGAGGATGAACACGAGGGCGCGGTTGGCGTCGAGGCCGAGCAGGAAGCCATAGTCGACCTGAACGGAGTAGTCGCCCTTGATGTGCTTGGACGGCGTGTACGTCGTGCGCCCCGGAGCCTCGAGCGACTGCCCGCGGATCTCCTTCTGGTGCTCGGGCCAGTACTTCTCGTCCATCTCGAAGCACAGCTCGATGAGCTGCTGGAGGCCGAAGCCGATCCGGTCCTGGTCCTGCGCGACCTGCGCCGAGTAGCCGGCGTTGAGGGCGTCGATACCCCGCCCGGTGATGACCGAGGCGTTGATGTTCCCAGCCCGGGCGCCAGCGGCACCCTCGCGGACATCCTGCTCGAGGAGCTCGGTGGCCTGGAAGGCGCCCTGCGGGACGTCGATCTTGAGCCGGCCAACACCCTGCGGGTTGTTCGTCGAGATGGTGGCGTCGGGACCGAAGGGCACGTCGGCCACGTCGGTCGGCACCACGATGGGGGCCCGGACGGACTTCTCAACCGCCTCGAGGCCCAGCATCCGGAAGTCGTTGGCTGCGATCTGCGGCCAGACGAGGTCGATGAAGGCGCCACGCGGGACCGCGTGCCAGTCCTCACCCATCGGGCGAGGGATCGCCACGAAGGTGCAGCGACCCAGCGGGTTGCGCATGTTCTCGAGGACGAGGTTGCCATGGTCGGGGAGGTAGGTGACCTCGCGCTCGTCGTTCTGGTAGTGGATCACCCTGATCCGCTCCATCGCAGGGCCGGCGCCCCGCTGCTCACGGATCTTCTTGACCTGCATCGGGTAGTGCGCGGCGAGTTGGAACTCGCTCAGGTACGAGGCGAGGGCGATCTCCTTGACCCGCAGGTCCTCGTCCCACACCGGGTAGGCGAAGCCGCCGTCAAGGAGGCGGATCTTCGGCGAGCACGCCTTGTGGTCCGGGCGGACCTCACCCACGAACATGCCGTAGCCCTTGTAGGCGTCCACGCCGTCAGGCATCTGGGCCTGAAGCTTGGATGACTCGACGTAGTGCTGGGCGATCCGGGTCCGCTTGTCGGCGAAGTCCTTGGCCCGGTCGTTCAGGGTGGAGGACGGGGGGCAGTTGAACGACGGCAGCGGAGAGAGGGTGGCCGACCAGTCACGCGCCATCGTGTCGATCTGGTTGGCGATGATCGGCGCCGGGAAGTCCTCGGAGAAGGAGCCGGGGGCGATCTGCTCGAAGTCGCCACGGCGGGCCGCACGGACGACGTGCGTCTCCGCGTCACGGCGGGCGTAGTGGGTGATGAGCGCCTGGCACCGGGAGAACACCGGAGACAGGTCCTCCGCAGGAACCAAAGAGGCGTCCATGCTGGCCTTCCGTCAGTTGTTGGTGAAGATGGCCGGCCTCACGGTGCGGCGGGCTCGTGCCCGAGCCGACAGGTAGCGGTTCGACTTCACGAAGGGGGACCGTTCGCCGTTGGGACCGGCCCCGAACAGCACGTTGCGCACCCGAACCTCGGCGAACCACAGGGCCATCGGGCCGTCCTGGCGCAGCTTGGCGCCGGACTTGCCCGGAACCCACGTCAGGAGCTGGTCGATCAGCGCCTTGATGCCCGGGGACTTGTCGGGGTTCGGCAGGTGGATGATGTTGTTGCCGTCGTGGTCCATGTTCCCGGCGTTCTCACGCCGAACCAGAGACCCGAACAGGCCGGAGAGCGTCTGCACACCGAAGTCCGGGTCGATCTTGTTGCCCTGGCCGGTGTAGTGCGGCGAGATCCGCACTCCACGCTGGCGGCAGAACTCGACCACGCGCTCGTCCTGGTAGAGCCAGTTGGAGTAGCCCTGCCGCTCGATGACGAGGTCGGTCACCCCGTACTCGGGGACGATCTGCTCGATCATGTCGGCGTACCACGAGAGCTTGGTGTTCGTCTCCATCCACGCCTGAAGAACCCAGCGTTCCCGCGTCTGACGGTCGAGGGCATAGACGAGGAGGAACGCCTCGCCCGTGCCGGCCGGGTCAATGGACAGGACGACGTGTATCCCCTCCATGCCGGCTCGCCGGCCACCGATCTCACCGGGTCGCAGCGGGCCCGGAGAGCGGCGCTTGTCGACGGAGCCCCACACGCAGGCGGGGTGGAAGGTCATCTCCTCGTCACCGGACTGCTGCTGGTACACCAGCGACCACGTCACGGGAGCAAGGGAGTTGCGCACGTCCTCGAGGGACGGACCGTCCCACGCGACGTAGAGGCCATCCTCGTCCGCCTCCTGGCCGCCGTCCTCGTCCATCGGGGTCGAGGACTTGGGCCAGAGCGTCACCCAATCCTTGGGTTCCGCGGCGTACTCGAGAACGGCAGGCTGCGCGAGGTAGGTCCACGGCGTCTTGCCGGACATGTAGTTGTCGTCCTTGAGCAGGTGCGCGTACAAGTCCATCGACTTGATGCGCGTCCCGACGAGGATGAGCTTGCCATTCTTGACACGCGACTGGACGGTGCGGGTCAGCCAGTCGAACTGCTTCTCGTAGGCGGACCAGTTCGTGTCATCGATGACGTCGTCACCGATGATGAGGTCACAGCGCGAGCCGTAGATCGCGCCGTTCATGCCGATGGCCTGGACCGAGGGGTCCTTGGCGGCCTTGTCGGCGGCGTCGAGGTTGCGGCCGGAGAGG